CCGCGGATATCCCCTTTCGGGGCTAGTCGCCTGTGGCGGATATGTGAGCTTCATAATCGCGTCAGGACGCGCGATCTCAGAGCGACCTATATAAATGTATTAAAAAGATATTTGAGCGCAGTAGGGCGCGATTATGTGCGAAATAGGATATGTTTACATTTGATCGTCCCTCCGGACTTCTCTAAAACATTCAAAAAATGCTTTTTTCGAGCCTAATAAGCCCCACTCGCATAGCTTCCCACGACCCCACGGATATAGGAAACAGCCTGATCGACGGAACCGATGGTACGGAATTTGGTAGATGTGGCCCAGATAGTCCCAGCCCCACTGAGGTCGTCAAATACCACGCAGAAGGTTTTACTTTCACTCTTCCCCGTGGCGGAGTTATGTCGTTGGGCCTTGATAACCACATATCTGCCCAGGTCAGTGACTTCACATTGGATCTCCCGACCGTTGAGGGCACTGGCAATCCTCTTACCAAATCCACTCCCCGACCAAACTTTCCAGTCGTAGCGGCTAACCGCAGTACCGATGGCGTCATTACCGGAGATAGCAATGGCCTTATTTCCTCTTTTATCCGACATTTTTAACTACTTCGGTAATACATTTATCTACTTCTTGCAGAAGCATACGGAAGGGAATGTCGGGAAGGACCGCTATTGCATTTACCAGATCGGGGTACTGGGACGCGTAGATGTTATAACAGGCCTTCCCCCAGGTTCCGTCGAGGTTACGAGGGTTTCTGGAGGCGACGACAAACAGTCCCGAGGTATGGATCGTGGTGAACAGATCCATTACCCTCCTATGATCTCTGGGGGATAACTTGAGTTCGTCGAGGTCCTTACCAATAGTACGAGGGGATAACCCCCGGATCCATTCGACCGCTGATGGGTCTACCTTATACGAATTCATCTCGGACACCATCTTACCGAGCTCGTGTAGTTTTTCTAATATAGTTACCATATTTATAGATAGTATGATTTCTGTACCCTTTCGTGGGTAATTTCTTTCAGGGCGAGGAGGTATTGGTAGAACAGTAGGCCGTGCTTACTTACCTTGCTCTCGACCCGGTGAATGTCATCCATAAGACGGAGGAACTTACCGTAGACCTGTTTGGCTTCCGTGATCAATCGACTCGCTGTCATATTCAGATGGGAGGAGGTGAGGGGATAGTCACCATTCCAGGCAATGAATTTTACTAAGTTGATGTCGGCCTCAATACCAGCGTTCTTCAGGGAATTTACCCCCCACGACATCTTCGACTTGCTTAACCTCACGAGAAGGTGGTTAAAATCCGTACTCTTTTTAGAGGTGATGGGCAAGGCCTCGTCTCCGATAACGGCATAGACCTTGAGAATTTTCTGACCGGTTCCACGGAAATTGGTCAGATAACCACCTTCATTGGGACGAGTCTTGATAAACTCCGTCAGTTTTGCCGATGGCCCTATCCCGGCTCGGAAGCCGAAGAACACTTCCCCTTCTACGAGGATGAGAGCATTTTCCATCTTCACGGTCCGCCATTTGACATTATCCCCCAGATCGATGAGTTGGTATCTCTTCGTCCCGAGTTTGGTATAGATGTAGTCTTTTACATTCTGGGGTAATTGGATATTACCACTGAGGTGTTCGCAAAGTGGACCATTGATGTGTTCTAAAAGGGTTGTCATTATATTTTATCCATAATTGTTTGTGTCAGCAACAGGAACCGGTATACCGCATAGGCATTGCTATCCAGTTCCTTCTCTTTCTTGCGAAGTATCTTAATCGCAGGCACCATCTTCTCGTAGTAAGTCTCCTTACAATAGATCGTAAAGTAATTGAATATCTCCTTCGACGTTTCCAGATCCCGACCAAACTCCTTTGGGATGATGAAATCGCTATAGCCGAAGCGTATTTTGGTATTGAAAATAGCACTACATAACTTCCCGAGTATCTTGTATATCCACGTCGGGTTACCCCCGAGGATACTCGTCAATGATTCGTATAGGTCTTTACCATTCTTCCCTGCAAGAGCTTTGAGAATAGGTAGGTCAGAGGCCTCCACATTATGCTTGAGATCCCCATCTTTCGAGGTGTAGTATTTGGTCTTGGTCCCCACTACGGCATACACCTCAAACTTCGTCCCCCGTTCCACTCGGCTTACCTTTCTGACCTCATTATCCTTGTAAGGGTCAGGTACGAAGACAATAGGTTGGGAGAAGCCCCAGTCCTGCTTCGCGATGGCATATTCCGATCCCCAAAACTTCTCGTCGAGGAATTTAAGAATCAGAATATCCTCTTCCTTCTTGTGAATCTCCGAACTCGGAGCTCGCGAAGCTATCAGTGGTTTCCACGCCAGGTTCTTCCCGAGGTATACAAACTCGTACTTCTTTGACGTGTCGTATATGGTCGCGAAAAACTCCTGGAGCTCCGGGGGGAGCACTATTTTTCTGGTGTTGATTTGTTCGTATAGGGTGGTCATATGCTTTAGCGTATGTGAGGTACTTTAGTGCTGTTCATACATATAAATAATAAAAGGGGGGCTCACGCCCCCCTTTTCGGGTGTTTTTGTGGTTTAGATTAACCGACTAAATAATGAACCCATCATTAGCTTCTACACAGACGACTAGTCGGCTGTGGTTACAGCTAAATGATAAATCCGTCATTAGCTTCTACACAGAACGTGAGGTAGTTCTGCTCAGGGTTGAAGCCAAGATCCACGATAGCGAAGCGGCTGTTCAGGAGGATCTTAGGAGCCATCGTACCTTCGGCGATCGTCTGAACCTGATCCGCGAGGATATAAGGCATGAAGACTACACCGGGAGTCTGACCGTCCGACTTACGACCGACGAGGACACGCGTGTCATCCCAGGCCATATTAGGATCGACATAGACATTCAGACCAGCCATCGTACCTGCGAAGTAGATACCCTTAGAACCGTCCTGGACGAGGTCGTTGACCATAGGAGCAATGATGAACTGAGAGCTATCCTGGATAGCAGAGAGGACCTGCGTATTGGTGACAACAAACGTACCACGACCAAATCGGCTGACGTTAGCGATGAGGTTAGAAGCAGCAAGACAGCGGCTCATGATACGACGCTGATGGGTCGTTACATTTTCTGCAGCCGTGTTATAGGTAGCGCTCTTGACAGGACCCCAAGCAGCAGCAGCATTACGACCGTGGATATCAACGAACTTACGTGCAGCAGAGAACTGGCTCAGGGGCTTAGAGGTAGGAGCCGTAGGATGACCGTAGTAGAGGTTGAGGTCAACACCCTGATAGCGCTTCTGGACAGCGGCATTCGTCACACCAAGACGGAAGAGACGGTCGAGGATACGGTTGTTGATTGACTGAGAGAGTTCATTCTGCATGCTCTCAATGACCTTACCAACGACATCAATACCGTACATAGGCATATCCTGGAGCTGCTGACGCGTGACCGAACCAGTGACTTCATAAGAACCCATCTGGACGAGCTTAGTGAAGAAGCGTGCACCGATAGTGTTACCGACACCCGTTTCGTTCTCTGCACGGCTCATAGGATCTTCACTTTCCGTAGCGAAGTTAGCAAAGCCCTGGATGTGGTCAGCCATACCGGAGACGAGTTCAGGATAGAGCTTGATTTCCGTCTGGTTAGTAGCCTTACCATTGACTTCAGGCTTGATATCCGTGTTCACCGTCTTAGCATTCGTACCAACGGTAATCTTGTTGATGCCGAAGGAAGCAAATTCAGCGATAGAGACTGAGTCGGCAGCGACATTGACATTACCACCGGCCTTGTGAGCCCCCTTGACGCGGACGATAAGACCATTGTCCTTACGCGAACGAGCCATAAACGTACCGTGGAAGATATCCCCGTTGGTGTTCTCCAGCTGGACAGCTACGTCACGAACCAGTTCATCCCCGTTAGCGGCCGTGTTGAAGGCAGCGTAGATAGCATCCAGTTCTTCACCGAAGGTCGTGAACTTAACGTAGATAGGTTTGTTAGCATCCCCTTCACCCTTACCGTCGAGAGCCGTTTCGTTCAGCTGGCCGAGCTTACCACCTGCATAGGGGAAGTCGAGGTACTGAACCATGGCAATAGGACCTGCGGAGGGAACGACAGGGACGAGTTCGAGACCGATAGTCATTGCAGCAACTTCAAGAGAAATCGTCAGCGTTGACATGGGAATATCACCCGAACCGCGCTGGTAACCGGGGTGGTGGAAGTTAGCACCAGTATCCCCATAACCAGGACCCTGGACGAAACCTGGAGCTTCACCAGTAGCACCCGTCTGAGGGAGGAGGGGGTTACCAATACCGAGAGTGTTGAGGGGCATAGCATTCACGGGCGTAGCCGCACCGGGAGTCTGCAGACCTTCATAAAGCTCGTGGTTGCGAGCGTACTGAGCCATCCAATTCACCTTACCGGATTCACGAATATCGTATTCTTCCTTGATGATTTGAGCCCACTTCTGTGTGTTTTGATCAAAACGCATATTTATGTATTAAATTTATTTACCTTAATAATAGGTGGGGTAATAACCCATCCTTGGGCCGTTTGTTACCTCCACCTTTGTATTAAGAATAAAAAAATCTTTTCGAAAATGTTAATGGCCTCATTTAGAGGCCATTATACATTAGTTCCACACCTGATCGAGGAGAGATATAAACGTTTCGAGGGGCTTTCTTACCTCAGGAGCAATATCCAATTTCCTGAGTGACTGAGCTACTCGCTTGATATTGATTGATGCACGGATATTCGGGTCATCAAGCAAATACATCCTGAGGTTTGTTCCTTGGTCTTTCACCGAGCCATAATGTGTAGCTCCGCCTCCAGCACCTACATAGGAGAGCTTGAAGTATAACCTTGCGAAATACAACACTTCATTTCTTTCAATTCTCGTGAGCTTGGATGCATCGACGATTGGCTCAAGATAGTCAGTAATCACTATGGTGTTATTATCTTCCAACCACGGCTGCAACTTATCCTCCACGGAGTTCACAAAGGTAGATACCCACTTTCGAGTGAATGACTCATCACCGAACTTGTTGTCTACGGATCCGGAGCCACTATTGCTCGTACATACGAATGCTACTCCGGAAGTTACGGGGTTGGGCTTCTTGTATGGTTGACGAAGATTTGTATCGAACCCTCGCTCAGCTTTCACATATTTCAACCAATCCTTGCCGCCGTTGATACTACCGTCCTTCGAAGTCTTCACCCAGACGGTATCGGTATCCACATTGATTACGATTGCCGGGTAGTCGCTGGAACGGGCATCCTTGATGGATACTTCCTCCCAATCTTCGAGGTTTAGGCTAAAGTTGTCATCGCTTATCTTTACCTGATTGGGGTAAAAGTTTAAGAATGTGCGAAGAATATAGATCGCGTTCTCCTTCTGGGCCTCACGGATAAATTCTACTAATGCTTTCATTATATATGGTTTTTATTTAATTATGGGATGTTAGTGGATATACACCTATGGGTACAGAGCCGCATCAGTGGATCCGCTCAAGCAGGATCACAAAATGTTCGATGGCTTGGGTCAACCCCTCAAGGAGTCTCCTCCGGAGGGCTTTTTTGCCACGCTCCGGTATCTTCCCTTCTAACTTCTTCAGGGCTACTCTTGCTACCACCGGGTTAAGTTTATTAGCTATCACCCCCACGGCAAGACTAAGGTCGTGACCGGTGGCTTTGATATACTGGTAGTCATCTATGAGGGCACTCATCCTCACCACGAGACTGTGTATCTCCAGATATTCCGACGGGGTGAGCAACTTATCATAGTCCATAATTGATCGCATACTCTCAAAATAAGTCCGGAAAGACCTGGTGTAACCAATCTCTCTCAGGGCCTTCTCCACCGGATCTTTCACCGAGACCCGGAAAGAATATAACCACTGCTTGGCATTCTTATCCGTCAGTCCTGCTGGGAAGTTGGGGATGTTGGTGATGGTGGGGTTTATGCACACAAAGACCGGATCCTTGGACTTTATCCGGAGACTCCTACCCGTGGTTACTATGTATCTACCCCCACTGGTAGGTTTATATTTCCTCCAGAACAGGACGGCATCCTTCATAAGACCGGTACGGGCATCCTGAGTACAGATAAGTTCGTCGGTGAATACCACCTTACACAGATGGTCGTAGTCCTTGAGGTCCTTGGACTGGATCTGGATCCAGTCACCGGGACTGAGGCTCATGCCGTTAAGTACCCCACCGTGGATCCGGATATAATCAAAAAACTCCTTCAGCTTACCGGTGTAGGAGCTGGATACACTCTCGCTTAAGTATTCTACTAAGGTAATCATCGTGGTTGGTAATCATAAATAGTCTCTATCCGATCAACAAACGTCACCAGGACCTCGCGGAAATCTTCTTGTACGTGACCCTTGAGTTTCTTCAAACTCGTATACAGACGGGGAAAATAAAATCGCTCATGATTCGTGTCAGTAAACCATACTTTCATAGTGTATAAGGCATTGCTTGTTGAGGCCTGATCCTTGGCTTTGGTGTGGAAGGAGTTGAGCATCTTCACCAGCGTATAGACCTCATTATACTCTCCTCTGCTGAGGACTTTTTTGGCATCGGTCTTATCAAACCAACGGAATATCGTCCATTCCTCACCGGTATCCTGGAAGATCTTCTCCAACTTAGGGTAGATAGTATGGACAAAATACTTCCACCACTTAGTGGCTCTCTTGGGGTCGGCCATAAAGATCTGGGCGTTGCCGGTGGCGGTATTCTCATCTCCCTGGTCGGGACAGACGAAGACCGTACAACCAGGGTTAAGGTCGATAGAGGTTATCCTATATTCCGTACCATAACGGTCGTGTACAGGGAAGGATCTGGACCAGGACTTCTGGTTTATCCCTCGAACGAGGATATAATCTCCGTCGATTACCACGGTGACCATATTAGAGTATGGCCGTAGGTCAGCCAGTTTCGTGGCTTTCACCTCGGTATAATCCTTTAGGTCGAAGGAGGCTCCCTTCACTATTCGATGGTCCATAGATTTATTGTAGAGGATGAAGTCTTTCAGGATGGCCCTGGCTTTGGAGCCGAGGCTCTCCCTTATGGAGAGAGCCTCCGACATAGTCGAAGGCTCTTGTAGGAAATTGTATAAGGTTACCATATGCTAATGGAGTTCTTCCATTAACTTCACGAAGTTCATGAAGCACTTGAAGACCATAGGGTCGAGCTCATCCTGTTTTTTCTTCAGGAGCTTCTGGATATGATCCATCTTCAGGTCGTCTATGAAGGTCGTACCATACTCCCTTTTGAACACATCCGGTAGTAACTCCGTGGCACGCTTGTTGTCCATAATTCTCCAGATCCTCCTCTGAACGACACCAAAGAGCTTCATGTATAAGAGGTCCGTACCACTCCAAATGTTATGGAAGGATTCGATGAGCTCATTCCACTCATCTTCCGTGTTGTTGAGGGGTTTTATTACAGTGTTCTTCACCTTATTCAACCACATACGTCGTTCGCGGTCATCCATAGCAAGCATGTCAGCGGTGACACGACCATAAGGGTTAAAATCCTCGGTGAGGTTGGCTTCAAAAATTATGGGGAGCTCCCTGGCCCACGTCTTCAGCTTGTTACCTGATTGAGTGATTCGGTGTTTGAGACCACCAGGAACAAACTCATAGAGAGCCCACAAGTCGTGACGCTGGGGTATATACATACGAATAAATTGCTCCGTGATGAAGAAATACACCTTGGTCATATCCGTAGGCTTTACCTTTCTTATGGTGATCTTCGTGTACTCATCCGGATCCAGGGGGATGGGGTAATTATACCAGTCAGTACCATCCAACTTGGTGGTCGTGAGGGCATAGGCCAACTTCTCTCTGGCAGCCCCATCCTTCTTAATACTCTCGTTGACGAGGAGTTGATGTAAACTTATCATGTGTCTTATATTTCCATTAATTCTTCTACTAGTCCTACTGCACGCTCCAGGGTAGGGTAAAGATCCCCGAGGTCTTCTTTGATCTTCCGGAGTACATTCCGGAGCCTCGCAGGCGTCAGTAGGTCTATATCAATAATATAGTTTCCCCCCAACATCCTCTGGATGAGTTCGGCATTGGATATTTTTCCCGTACTGTCAAACACACTCAGGACGAACTCAATGAAATGGTTCATCACTATCCGATCGGATCCACTCAGTTTGGAGTAACTCATGAACTTATTCAACCCCTTCCGGTCAAAGTTTGGGGTAAACACCTCACCGGCATGCCGGATCCAGGCATTCAGAGCTCCTCGACTGAGTTTTTTGCCCCAGCGATGGTGGTTGCGTTCCTCCAGATGACCGAGGAATAGCTCCGCACCCCATTCCCTTAGACGACCGATGGGGTACCGGGTGGTCCTGGAGGTAAATCTGAAGTTCCCTGCAGCCCCTCGGGTAAACTGATCCCACTCATCATTGGTGCGTTTGTATACCCATACCTCCGAATCCATCACGAGTATCCACATAGGGTCTCCCGGTTGGGCTACCACACTACTTACCACGGGGTCAAACTCCTCCAGCTCCATCCTCGTGTATTTGGAGGCATCCAAAGGAAGCTTGAATGGTAAGGCAAAACCCACAAAATTTCGAGCTTTGATATTGGTGAGGAACTCCGCGAGTGTTTTGAGATGGTGAGGAGCAAGGCTTTCCAAAAAATCGTAAAATGTTACCATAAACTATCCACAAAATCTAAACAATAGGCGACGAGTTTCTCGACGGACTCCGGCACACTATATTTCTTCACCGCTGACCGGAGTCTCTTTATGACCTTAGTGTACTCACCAAAGTTCCTCTCCACGTAGCTGACTAATGACTGGTGGTCTCCTTCTTCATACAGATACGCCAGCCACGCGATACTACCAACGATATTGGATAGGAGGTCGAGATCCGCGGGGCTTATTTTCGCATGGGTCATTTGGTCCAAAAACCACTCGGATTCTTGGTCCTTAAAATTCAGTCCGTGGGCTTTACGCAAAGGATCCCACACTACCTTTTTGATGATACCAACCCTTCGGACTACCGCTTGGGTATTGGACAGTTTCCTTGACTCTTCCTTAGATATCTTCTCTCCGTACTTCACCCTACAGACGAGGACGAGGTTGTCATCATCGAAGTCTACCCCATATTCCGGGGTGTGTATCCTCTCCTTACGAAGCTCTTTTCCTCGGGGTAAGATATTTACTCGGAACCCTTCCCTGGTGAAGTTATTACGGAGAAGGAGAGAGCCTCCCTGCACCACAGCGATACACTGCTTGGGAAAATCCTCCGAGGTTTTCGCGGGAATCTCCGTCCAATCCTCCGGGTCACGACTGGGAGGGGTGGAGGTAGGGTCGATATACGACCCTTTAAGACTTCTCAGGGCGTCGAGGAAGACCCCCATTTCCTTTCTGTTTAGCTTTTCGTATAAGGTTACCATAATTCGTCGAGGAGTTGGATGAGGTTGACCACCACATCGTAGAACTTAGGCTCCATTTTCTCCCGAACCTTCTCCATCAGTCTCATCAAATGGTCGGACTTCAGGCCATCGAGATTTACGGAACCGTAATCATCTCCAAACATATAGTACACTTTAACTGCACCGTCTTCGTCGGGTTTCACATCTACCATATGCAACAGGATATGACCTACATTCTGCATATAGGTGAGGTCGGATCCACTCCATATCTGGTCAAACTTCTCCACCCGGTTATTCCACCATCGCTGGGTCTTATTAATTGGTTTGAACACCTTTGCATTTACCTTGTTGATCCAGATCCGGAGTTTCTTATCACCCATCTTCAGGGTTTCCCTTCCCTTACCAGTAAGTTCCGCGCAGTATAATACCGCGGCGTCTTTTGAGAAAATACCGGGTAATGGTGCAGGAGTGCTATATACGTATTCCAATCTGTTATTCTTGAGGTTAAATACCTGCCACATTTTATTGACTGGCTGGTATATCGACACTACATCTCGTTCAATTAGAATATAGACGTACTTCCCCGAATTGCGATCAAACGCATCGACCGGTATCTCGTCGTACTTAGAGGCATCTGTAGGACCACCACCTCTTACAAAGGCAGATCCAAAGTCCATTTTCAGGCGGGTGAGAATGTTGGCCAACTTCTGCCTTTCTCCACGGAAAGTGGCTCCCGCAATATATTTTTCTAAGGTTATCATAGCTTCAGCAATAGTCTCACAAAATTAGTCATATAGGGGTAAATCTCGGCCAGAGGAGAGGACTCCCACTCCGACTCGGGGAAGTCCTTCTCCACCTTCTTCAGGATAGCTTCCACCAACCTTGGTTTCATACTGGAAAATTCCTGGAGGGCCTTGGGAAGGGTCTGTTCCGGGTTACCGTAGAGACTCAGTCCCAGGACCGAACAGAACATACTCATCTGGTTATAGTCGGATGGTTTCATTCCTTTTTTGAGTTGCCAGAGACCAGCATAACGGTCGATACTGGTATCGTTAGTATCTGGGAGGATGTTCCTTAGGGGTCCTACCTGTCGTTCAAAGTCCCGGAGCCAGGAACTGGAGGGAGTGATGGATTCTTTTTCTGACCGGTTTATCCGATCCGTGGCAAAGAAGGTATAATTATCATCCCAGTCAGTCTTACGATGGGCTGCAAACCGGTAATTACTCCCCGTGGGTTCATAGATGTCCCAGGCGTGCTTGGGTAGAGCCCCATAACATACCCTTACTGTTCCGGTAGGGTGCACTGCAAAAATGACCTTACCTACAGTAAATTTCTTAAACTGATTGGGGGTGATCTCCACGTAGTTCTTGATATCCGTGGAGCACTTCTGGGTGAGTACCTCCCCGTAGTAAGCCTGATCCGTACCGGCCAGTCTTCGGCGATTATCTTTCAGACAGTCGAGGAAGTGGTGTAGTATTCCGACGGCCTTGCCGTTGAGTTGCTCGAAAAAAGTTAACATATTCTAAGCCCAATATAACCATTCATAAACATTAGCCAGCGTGCGAAGCTGACCAGCAATAAAATTCTTGTTCCCGTTCACCTCATCGAGGATCATATATTCGAATGCCTTGCTGACCCCCTCGAGGTTGATTTTGTTGGAGTTCTTATCACAACAGTCCACGAACCTATCATCGGTCTTCCTCAACTGCAGACCCAGTCGGGTGATATGGTCGAGGTAGATTTTGATTTCCTTTAATAGGGGCAAAGGTAGACCCAACCAGAAATAGAGGTCACTGAAAAGGGCCATCATCTGGTTTCTTATAGACTCACGGTAGATAAGCAGAGGGTCACACACCCGGAGGCTGTTGGTACTCTGGGTACTTACCTGACCACAGCCGCAAGGGGTCGTGGTAATGGGATTGGTTGGTTGGAGGTTACCAGTCGGGCCTGCCAGCTGCGCAGCAGATTCGGCAAACCACCTCACGGTATCATCCATCATACCCCCTACGTAGTACTTAAAGACCCTCTCCTCTTTCCAGTCGTTGGCACGGTTCTGGAGGAGCTGTTGGGCTAACCACGTGCGGAATTTCTTCACCTCGTCGGTGGTAATATCCGGATCACAGACATAACGGTTGTGGTGTTCGTAGGTCTTAGGGTCGTTGATCTTGTTGGTCTCCACCTCGTCGATATAAGCCTTTAGATCGCTTGGGTCTTCCAGATCCCAGTAGATAGGGTCGAGGGTCTTGAGGAGGTCAATGTCCCTCTCCAGGCTCACGTAGTCGTGGATGGAGATGACTGACATAGGGATGACGTAACGCATACGCACCCAATAGGCATACTGGTCTTTGAGGTAGGTATTGAAGTACGCATCCCCGGGCCTTATGTTATCCTTAAACTTAATCAGGTTCATAACATGCAAGATACTTTAGTATTGTTCATAGTAGGTATATATACTAATTATAGCCTAAATAAGTTTAGACTTAGCGTCCTGGAGAGCAGTTTTCTGCGTCGTGACAAAAGCCTCTGCATCGGCTTTTTTCTGCATTACGGTGGAGATGGCCTTCTCTACCTGAGGTTGGATAAGGTCTTGGAGAGCCGTTTGGTACTTCTGGAGCATCTTCTCCACCTTCATCATCTCCATCCTCAGGAATTTGTCCTGGGTATTCTGGAACTTTTCCGTCCTGCTAAGTATATGACTTATCTGGGGGTTACTCCGGAGCTCCGCCAGTTGCTTTACCGACCGGTCATACTCGGATTTCAGTTCGGAGAGTTTGGTGGTATATTTGGATATAAGGTCTTGGTAGAGGCCTACTTTCTCCTGCAGGGCCTCTTTCTTCTCCTGTATCTGTTTGGCGAGTTCGGTTGGATCCATTTGCAAATCGTCTTACCCTCTAATTATCGTATTTCCTATTGGGACGTAGACAACTTTCCTATGCCACGGTTTACACCTGATGAACGTTCCATTATCATTTATCCATTCAAAATCCTCCCATTCCCCGTACCGTTTGGTGAGGTAGTCCCCCAGCTCTCCGGTAACGGTAAACCGTTCTTCCCCTTCCTCAGTACTCACTATATAGTAAGGACCTCTCTTGGATACGACCAGGGTCTCTTCTCCTCCCCAAATATCCGGTAGGGTAAGGATGACCGGATGGAGGGACAGATCATGAAGATTTGCCATATCCATCAGGTGGTCGATACTACGAGTCCAGGGAGAGTGTTTGGTATTTCCTCCCATAGCAAACCATTGGCCTCCACCGTGGTGTCGGGCCTCTTTCAGAGGACCTCCCTCCTCTATCTGGAAGATGACCCTACCATCCACCACGTGGGTCTGGATGAATTTGGGGTCGCCTCGATTAAAGGCTGCCCGGGCCGTGGATTGACTCAGGCTTAGATCCCCACACCGGAGAGCTTGGTCTACATAGGTGATGTGAGTGTCGAATAGGTAAGTTACCATAATTGCCCCTGTAAGGGGATTTCTATATTAGCACCGGGGTCAGCAAAGTCCAAGTAACAGACGATACTCCTGGGGTAATTGGGTTCAAAATTCGACTTATACCGAAGATATCCGATCGGGTACATCCCACAGGTAATGGTATCAATCTCCCGTCGAAGGGTAAGTACTCCGCGGAGGAGTTTACCATTTATCTTAAATACCTCTCCACTGAGTACCTCTATCGGCACGGTGACCTCGTCTCCCCAATGGTCGGTGTACTCGACCTCAAAAGTCTCCCCAGGGACAAGAAGGTGGGTCTCTAATTCATTCATCAACTCCTCGAGGCTATCTACCTGAGGAGTTCTGACAAACTGGTCGTGGAAAGAATAGGTCTTCCTTCCATTCGGTTCGGTACACTCCACAATGACCCCAGGATTGTATTTCATTGCCCGGAAAGTACTCCCTTCTTCCGCGGTGAGAGTAGTGGTGAAGAAAACTGACTGGATAGATATGCGGTAAATCTTATTAGCCATTATACCCAACTCACAAATTTTCCTTGGAAATGCACAAAATCCCAGTTCACCAGGGGATAGTCCTCTCGAAGACGTAGAAGGAGAGAGGTTATGAAATCAGTATATTTTAACTTCCCATTTACCTCACATCGGTATCGTCGGTATTGATCGATGCTATCTTTCTCCTCCAAATATATCTTTATTGGGGTAGGATCCCCCCACATATCCGGTTGATACACAGTTACACCTCTTAAGGGATCAATCTCACCGTCCTGGTATTTCTTATCCAGTTCCTCCAATCTATCCACCCAGGGGGTATGGCGCTTTAACAGAGGATGGTAGAGGCAATAGGCCTCATTATTCCGGTAGTATATTCGCAGGATGCATAGGGCTTCCTTATAGGGAAGCTCCTCGATCTTCAGATATACGTTCCTGGCCCAATCAGGGAGGTGGAGGATATATTTGCCGTTTTCGAATATGGTGATCATAAGATCCAATCGTAGTTATAGTGAATCATAGACAGGTCCACCAGGGGGAGTTTTTCCTGAAGGACCTCCCGGAGGCCATCGATGTCCTTGCCTTGGAGGTACTCCCCACCGATCATCATTTCCCATTCACCGAAATCCTTCAGGACAAATCGGGAGATGGTCACCTTGGAGAAGCTACCCCATTCGTCCGAGGTCTCAAAAGTGACCGGACAAAAAGCGAGGTTCCTGGTCTGACAGGCCCTTCCCAGGTCTTCCAGGGTATCGAAGCAGGGACTGAAGGAAGCCCCCAGATCAATCATATAAGCCCTTCGGTCTCCTTTGGTGAATCGCGTGATCCTTGGGGAGAATAGACTTCCCAGGTGGAATGGCCGGTAGATCTTATCCACCGTCGTGTCATTATCCACCCAGGCCGGTACGGAGGCCTTTTTTGGCCGGTAGTTCATCAATCTATTAAACAATTGCTCGTATTCTTTAACGAAGGTACTCATAAGTAATTCTATGTATTTACCGGTTATATATAGGAAAGATACCCGCGATATTTTATATGTAAATAACTTTTTATATATATGGCAAAGAAATTTGTAACGGAAGAAGGCCTCTCGCAGGTCGTCGATGCTGTGGTAGACGCTATTAAGAAGGTGTCAGACAAGCAGATCACGGAGGAGAAGGTCACGGAGAAGATCGATGCAAAGGTACGTGCACTCGACGTGCCTCGCATTGAGGAAAATATCGCTACCCTGGGAGGTCGAATTGATGGTTGTGTCACTAACGAGACTCTTGGTGGTAAGATCGAGGAGGCTATCGGGGTAGCCAATGTCGAACCAATCAAGGAGAAGATCAAGACCCTGGGTGGTACTATTCCCGTGGCTGGTTCGGAGAACCCCGGTGCTCCTGCGGAGACCCACACGGAACAACCTCCCATTATGGTAGCTCCTGAGGAACCAATTTAACCACCACTAAGGGGGACGAGAGTCCCCCTTTTTTTATGTTATATAAATGGCCAAAGTGCGCGATGTTTTATATGTAAATAACTTTTATATATGTCAAGGAAATTTGTCACAGAAGAGCAGCTCTCCGAGGTGGTCGATTTGATCATCGAACAGGAGAAATTCACCGTGGATAAGGTGAATAGCAATTTCAAAACAGTAAAGGAGTGGATGGAAAGCCATTCCGGTGGTGGTGGTGATGCAGAAGCCCTCTCCGAGGAAGAAGCTACTGAGTTGGTGAGTAGTATCGGTGGTGCCAGGACAGAAGCCGATTACGTCATCAATCCCCCTCATCTTTAATCATTAAAAATCTATTAGTATGAAATTTATAAGTAAGGAAAATCTATCCACGGTAATCAAGGCTATCCGTACTGAGTTTGTCAACGTATGGGAGATGGTCCTCGCCCTCGATAAGCAAGTTGATAGGGTGGAGACTGAAACTGCCAATGTAAAGAGTAAGACAATCAATAACTTCAGGGAGATCAATAAGATCAGGGAAGAATACGTCAGTAAGGAGGGCTTTGACCATAAGATTGCTGATATAGTGAATCCCATCATCGACGGTAAGGTACAGAGCAAGATTGAACAGTACAACCTACACGACTTCCCCGAGGCAAAGGCTACGCTTGTAGACCTGAAGGCTACGGTAGAAGACCACTACGTGAAGAAGGATAATTTGGAGGAATTGGTAGCAGCCATCTTCGGTGAAGCCAGTGTGGAAGAGCTGAAAAGGAAGCTTCAGAACCTCGCCACGGTCACTCCCCCTGTAAGTGGGGAACAATAAAAAAAAGGGGCTCGCGCCCCTTTTTTTATACCTTGATTTTCTTGAGGATAGGACTCACATCCACCTCCTCAATAAGTTCACCATTCTCCCGGAGGTCCAGAATCTTCTCATAGACGAGCTTCAGCTGACCGGCCTGTTCCTTGGTGAAAGGTACTTCACCGGCCTTGGGGACGAGAGCCTTCTCTACCTTATCCAGTCGCTCTGAGAGAGCGGCAATCTCACTCATCCTCGAGTCATTAGAACGCTTTACTGCCTCGGCGAGGTCGTAGGTGACCTTGGTGAGCTCCCCGAGTTTCTTCTGGGAGTCAGCCACGCGCTCATAGAGCGCCTCATCCTTCTGCTCCCCGATAAGCTCCCACTTATATGGTTGCTTGAGGTCTCCGGACTCGATAGCAATAAACTCCTTATAACCGTTCTCCGATGGGACGAGGTAGATATCCCCGATGATGACCCTTTCCACCACAGGCTCTTCCGAAGGGATAGTCGTGACATGCGTCTTGGCAAACCCCTGCGAGGCCGCGAGAATCTCCTTTCGGATACCGCGAAGGGCTTCGCTGACAGCAGCGGCCGAGACGGCGTTAGAAGAGTCATTACTGGCGATCTTCTGGGCTCCGGTGGCATCGACGATATGACTTTCTACCCAACCCTCGTAGTCGAGGTGGATAGTATGGTCAGTACCCACGGGGATAATATCCCCATTCTTACCACTCTGGATGGCAGAAACCGTCCTCGTGCGATCAATTTTCTTCAGTTCATTCCTTAGGGCATCCAACTCAATCTTGAGTACATACCTCTGGTCGAGGTTGATGCTATTATCATTCTTACAGCAACTCATCGTATAGATTCAATTATAAAGTTAACATCAAGTTTGGGTTCGCAGGTAAAGTCACAGCAGTCGTCCTTATCTGTCTCACAATTACTCTCTGGGACGATCCAGGGTCCACAATTTTCTTCCTTAGGCTCTGGCTTAGGCTCGGGCTTAGGATCCGGCTTAATACAAAGGGGACAGGGTTCCTTGCAATAACCCTTGCAACCACAGGTGCAGTTATCTTTGGGGTTTTCTGGCTTAGGTAGGTTATCCTTAAAGCCATCCAGCATTCTCCTCATCTCCTCCATAATCTCCCTCTTTAGGTCGGACATAAGAGGACCACAGGAGACATAAACCGGTTCGACCTGGGAGAAAAGGGTCAGCTTGAGATACCACGTATTGGGAACAAGACCAGTCTTTCGACCGACCCCACAGCTCCCATAAGCCTTGTTGTCGTAGTAGTCACAGCCGTCGTGGGGGATTTTTACATACTCTACCCCGACGATATGAGGGGCTTTGGCCGCATTCCTCTCCGCACCGGGGATAGCCTTGGTAGCGAGGTAGTTAAGAGCATCCTGGACCGTAGCACCAGCGTCAATATCCCCCACAGGAGCGATGAGACTGGCTCCACTGTTCGCAGAGATCTTATAACCCTTCCTTTCGATGGGGCAGATCTTTACCCCTTTGCCCGAGACGAGGGAGGCATTGACCACAGCCTTGGGGCCAGCTACCAGCTGCTCGCGGATAGCCTTACCAACACAGCTGAGGTGCTCCGGAGCCGTACCACCGACCTCGGTGATAGACCTACGGATATCCTCAAACACCCGGGTGTTCTGAGTCGATTCAATAATGTTAGACATAAAACTATAGTTATATATAAAGTATTACATAAAAGGGGGTACTATTGTACCCCCCTTGTTTATAGTGCGGTGAAAGTGAGATCTGGCTTAAATGTACCCTTGACGAACTTCGGCGTTGGAGCGACAAAATCCAGACTCAGCGATCCTCCGGTCTTGCGGTTGTAAATGATTCGACCATTGACGAAATTCACTACGAACGTGTCATCGGCTTGGTCACCCATCTCGTCGATAGACTGTTTCATATCCGAGAGAACGTCCTTGAGCTTGTACTTACCTAACATGAACGTGTCGTATCCAGAAGTACCGGTGACCATCTTATTCGTATTCATTACCTGATGGGATCCAGCATCCTCCCAGGACCAGTCAATAACCTCGTATCCGGGGAAAGTCACCGAGAGACTCCAATTGCCGTTCTTCTTTCTCGTCCATTTGTATGGCTTAGATTCCGTTGGCATGTCCGTGGCTTCTACCTTGGTGAGTCCTACGGGTTCGAGGGGATTACGACCTCTTATCCCGGTGCTCAGGCCGTACTCGGTATTGCTCTTGGCTTCCTGATAGATCGACCACGTCCATCCCTTGGAGCTGGTAGTGGGTCGGGAGAGGATATTATCCCCTTCCCCGAGGAGGATCCAGTCATCTGTGGTGGGGGGTTCGTCGTAATAAGTCCCTGAGGTAAAGGAGATATTCTCCGGGTTCACGTTCTTTACCACCACGTACTTCGTATAAACAGGTTTGTTGTTCCCTGCAGAGGTGTTCCCCGAGGCCGGGTAGACGATGGTCCAGACGAGACGGGGTTCGGAAGCCCAGATCCTCTGGGTATGACCGTTGTTCCCTGAGTGGGTGAGGAGAGCATTGACCTTAGCTCCTCGCGTGGCTACTACCCTACCCTGAGGAGTGACCCCCAGCTCGAGGTAAGCATTAGCAACAGCTTCAATCTTCTTACCATCGGATCCGTTCATATATCCCCCACCGTCCTTGTCGGAGTTATTACCACCACTAAGGCAGTAGGTGACGACATTAGAGGGACGGAACTGCTCGGGGAGGATCTTGAACTTAGACTCGATATCATGAATAAAGGACTTCCAGCCATAACCATCTCCGTTGATACCCAGACCCTGAGAGTGTAGACCAGTCTTATCCCAATAGGTTATCCACTCGGCCTTGAGTCGGATATTTACCACGACAATACCTCCGGAGATAACGGCCTCGATAGACCCCCCGGAACCGGAACCCCTACCAAAGGGCTCGTCGATCGTCTCGGAGTAGTAAGCAGAATCACTACTGAACTGTCCGAGGAAGACCCCCTTGTGGTCGTCTACAGCCTCGTCGATCATAAGAGTCCCTTCGCGGTCTACCTCCACGGCACCAACCAAACCGAATTTTACCAGTCGGCCGGAGCCATAGGTAGGACCGAGGTCAAGGACAATAGGAGATTTGGTGACCTTGCGATGGGCCTTGTTAGTATAGTTCCTCTGGACCTTTTGGTCGGAGACTATGGTCGTACTCAAGCCGTTCTCCAAAAGGATAGCCTTATCCCCATCCTTACGACTGAAGGCCTTGGCTTTAACCTCTCCAGTGCTCTGGTAGTTACCGGTCGTGTCAATGTTACCGGTGACCGTGACGTTATTATCAAAGAAGGTGTTACCCCCTACGGCCATAGTACCGACGATGACGGTGTCTCCGGAGAGGAACTGATCGGCATGTAGAGTCCCTTCCACTCGACCTACCAGATACCCCAGATCAATAGGACCGACATTAGGTCGGGTGTTGGGAGTAAGTTCCCCCCAAACCGCTGTGTAGAGGTCTCCTACTGACCACGACGAGGGGTTCAACAGACGACCGGTATAGGCTACTGGGGCTGGTGAAGTACCCTTCAAAGCTTTACCACCCACGTAGAAGCCATTGAGGAAAGTCCCGGAGTAGTGGTGACCCTTGATCTCGGTGTAACCTTGGCTGTCAGCAACAATAGCCCCGTGGTGGATAGTATCATCGACAAAGACCTCGTTCTTCGTGGGATTGGTCTTTTTAGTGGTACGGTTATTGAAGAATACCCCGTTATGACGGTAACCGGATTTCGTCGATAGGTCATCGGTACGGTCGATACCATAACTCACTAACCCGCTGGTATGGAAAGTCCACCGGCCATTATAAGACCTTATCTCCGGGACATCCAGGGTAGCTCCGTTCTGGTCGATGACGGAATTGCCGATATGGAGAGCCCCAGTACGAAGGAACTTACCGTAGATACCATACTCTGACCAAACGGAATAGAAATCCAGAGGAGACGTTCCAATCCCACTCAGTAAGGGATAGGTGTAGCTATGGTCACGAAGTTTGTTCTTCTTGACGGTGTAATTGATATTCCTTCCTCGGCTTACTGGTCCACCAGTCACGGTCACTCCACCATCTTTTCCCTGAATGATACCTGTAGCCTTCATCCCACCCAGGACCGTTCCGTCTTTGGTGAAGCCTGTGAGGAGGTCTCCGTGGATAGTGAGGAGAGGCCCTGTAGGGCCGCTGGTGTTCTTATAACTGGTGATCGTGGTGGGTACGTCCACACTCAGATCCGAACCGATATAATGGGTATAGTCAAAAGTACGACCGGTATCGTCGGTGATGGAGTTGTTCTCCTCCTGTTTCCCGACGATCCTACCCGGAACCCCGGGGTTGGTCTTCGTAGACTTGTTAAGGGCACGGATATCCTTTACCGAACCGATGTGAAGGGTCTCCTTCATCGTAGACCGGTCCTCGGCATTAGGAGTCATCGTCCCCGGTACTGGAGTGGTATTGGGGGATTTGGCCTCAGAATAGATGACGTGGGCTGCCCAGGTCTTCTCCGGTTCGGTATCCGCTCCGGTGGCATCAATAGACTGCTTATACTTCCTCGAGCCGATAGGGATATACAGACCTCGGGGTTTGTTATGATCGGCGTACTTATCCGTCTTATGTTCGTACGGATCCAGACCCATCATCATCCCGGTGAAGGTATGCTCGTCGAGACCTAACTCGATCCTATTGTCTTCTCCACAGTAGACCGTACCGATATATCTTTCATCTTCCCCGTTGGTGACCTTGAGTACCCGGAACTCAGCTATCCAGAAGGTGGTGGAGTACTTAGCCTGTTGCCACGCGGGGTCGGGTAAGACGAGTACCGTGGTCTTATCCATCTCTTGGAGGAGGTTATATACCTCATTACCCTTGGGATCTCGGATGGAGAAAGGAACTATATTGTTACCATCTACCTTCTCTATCCATTTGTCGTCCCAGACACCGAGGTCTGCGGTAGCAGCCGTTCCGTCGTTCTCCACCGTATGGTCTTGAAGACCGGGCTTACGGAAGAAAGAGATGCTCTCATGTCCATCCATTACCCTCCAAATGCGGTAGAGGTTAGAGTCATTGGTATGCTGCCCCTTGAGCCAACTGGAAGCATCTAACGAAGGGGTGATATTGGGGTTCTGGTTGGGCATGGGAATACCGGGGATAGGTTGAATAGCCCCTTCCATATTCACTACGGTCATTCCCGAGACGTCCTTGGCACTATAAGCGGTGTTCTCCAGTCGTCTCACCACCAGCAAAGAGGAGTTCTTACCGGCCTTGCCGGGTAGCCCTTGGGCAGATACCTTGGTCTTACGACCATTGAGGATCCAGAAAAATTCCCCGTTCTCAAAATACATCCTCGGGATGACCTCCAGGCGACGGAACTTGAAAGTGCCATCTTGTTCTCCAACAAAAATCCCCGAGGTATCCTTAGCCTTCTCAAGGTCCTTGTGAGCTCCTACCCTAAATCGAGGGTCGAGGAGGAGATAGGGAAGGCTACCGGTGGACTTCTGGATGTCACTCTCCGTGGTAGCGACAAAGACCCTCCCTAAGGAGTAGTCGGTAATGTGCTTATTGAAGATCTCCAGGGCTTCGGTCTCTGGACTATTCATCCACACCCGGATCCAGTCGAAGTACCATCCATTCACCGGGAGGAGCTCCGTGGGGGTACACTCGGACTCGATGGTGGTGAGGATAGCGTCGTAGATGGCCTTGCAGTCCTTGGCATAGTCAGTCTTACTCTTCCCCGTGAGTGTATTGTAATGGTTGTAATCGACCTCTACCTCCTTCTGCAGGGTACGGATAAGGTCGATATTGGCCGGTGTCCCTTGGGTCGTCTTAGTGATTTTCTCCCTGGTACTGTCGAGGGCATCCCCGGGATAGAAGAGGATAGAGTTGAGGTTATAAGGGACGTAATGAGCCCCTCGACCATCGGCACCCCTTAGTAGGTCAGGACTGCCGAGTTTCTGGAAGTTCTCATGAATGTTCCTAAACTGCTCGGCCAGGTTTCTGGAGAAATCCGAGTCGAGGATAGGAAGGGTTATGTCTTTGAGTTTATGCATGCCTCGTGAATTTTATTCGGTATATATAAAATATGTTCATATCCACCCTTTTTATATGGATTATTTCATACTTAATGTCATAGATCTGCTCTACCTTGGTAAAGTCGGCAAAGGGAACAGGGATTTTTTTGTTTATCTCCTCCAGAGCCGTGCGTTGCAGAGTAGCCCTGTCGTGGGTATTGACCCTCACTTCAGACTCAAAGTACTTACTGTACATCGTAATCCTTGACTTGTCGAACCATTTGTACTCCGGGAGACCTTGTAATCTCTTCAGGGGGTAGTCATAGACCAGATCGCCGTAGGGGGTAGTCTCGGAGAGGACCACCGGGTCATACCCTATAGAGGGATACTTAGGTGGAACCCCGGTATAACTCCAGTCGTAGATCTTGGTCCGCAGGGTCTCATCTTCCATAGACTGTTTCTCCCAGAGGAAATTCCTCCCAAAAGAGCTGACATACAACCACCGGCCGTGGAGATTCTTTACCCCAGGGTCTAAGATAGTGGGTTTCAATGGGGTATCGTGACGGAAGACGTAGTTATTACACTCCTCTTTCTTATACGGAACGGTCTCTTCGGCATCCGGAGTGATAGTATGGTCCTGTTTGGTTACTATCGTACGAGTAAAATGGACCGCCTGTGGAGCCTCAATAGACTGCAGGCCTTCGTTGATAAGGTCCAGCCATTCAAACTTCTTTTTTAGATGGTCGGGGATCTTCCCCAGCTTCTCCTTGTAATAAGCCGTGTAGTTCTTCAAGGCATCCATCACATTACCCAGTACGAGGGGTTCCGGAGTCATCTCCTGCATCACTACCCCCTTCTCACTCTTGTGCATCTCCCGGGTAGGCGTCCAGAAAATGACACAAAGGACCTTTTTCTTATTTCCCTCCTCATCGGTGATCTCGCGGGTCTTCATACAAATAAACAGACCCTGGTCGTTGAGGTGATGGCGGTTAGTAGGTATAGTAGGAAGCCCGAGGAGTTCATTGAACGACCCGTCCATATCATGAAAACGACCTACGTCATAAGTGGTGTCGTACTCGGAGTACTTAGCTTTGGCTTCTTCCGAGGGGTAGTTGCCATTCACGGGTAAGGACCTACCCTTCTCATCGAACCTCTCCCACCAGATAGCCGTAGTGTCTACCGATCGGTCGTAGACCTGATTGAAAGAGCTGGGGTGGTCAATATCGACCCTCTCGAGGCCATAGGTAGTCATCAGACCGAGGTAGATGTCATCAATCCCGGCGTTCTTGAAGTTGAATTTCATCCCGTTGACAAACCCCGAGAGACTCTTGAAGTACTTACCTTCGGAGATGAGGGTAGGGGCTTCCATCAGATTGTGGTAGATATCTTTCTGACCCCCGTAGCGCATGCTACCGGTCCAGTTGTGGTTCTTAGCCTGTTTGTCGTAAGTCTTGATACTGGGGTCCTGGGCACTGCCGATAGTCCCTCGGTAGGAGTAGATGAGTCGCTCCCCGTTCTCATTGACATACTCGTAATAGGCACTCATGCCATCGTAGACGTTGTAGATGATCTCCGGGTTAGTCGATGGCGACCAGTGATTGATGGTCTGGGTGATCTTATTGGCATGGACGAGCGGAGTCATCTTCCAGTCTCCGAGGTAGTCCAGGGCATTGAAATTGGGAATGGTCGTCCACTGGTCCTCATCGACCTTGGGTCGGGGTACGTAGTGGTGATTGGTATATAGGTCTCGTTTCTTCAGGGGTCGGTAGTTACCATTCTTATCCCGGTTATAGGTCTGAACGCTGACTTCGAAATTAGGCATGTCCTTTACCACATCACTCATACCCTCTACCCAGCCATCGGGATCATAGACGAGGCAGAAATTGATGAGCTGGGGGGTAATCATCTCCAGATCCCCGTAGATATTAGTCAGAAGGCTGTTAAACTCGATCAGTGGTCTCTCGCGGTGGATGATATTACGGGGGATGTTATAATCCCGTCGGGTGACCATATTACCCGACTTCATATCCAGGCCTCGGATGGTACAGAGGTTCTGGGAGAGGTTGAGGTTAATACACTCCTCCCCTCGGATATGCTCCAGATAGTTGAGGATATATTGTCCTTCCCTGGTGGTGTCATCCACGGTGATGGATTTGGTAGCAATAGGACGACCACCGGGGAGGGAGATGGTAATATCAAACCTCAGGCCATAGGAAGAGTCCAGCCACAGGGGTACTAAGGTCTCAAAAGGACGGTGGTAGAGAGTCCCTCGTTTTGTCCCGGCCCAGAGCTGGTCATCGTAGTTCTTATCCAGGGTCTTATAGAGAGGCCAGTCCCCTTGGAGACTCTGGTTCGTGGTATCGTAGAAGGTACTTCTGGTCAGTCGGTAAAACTCCCTCAGGTTGAACTGGTGGGGGGTGTTGATGATTTCCTCATCCTCATCCACGACATAAGAACCTGGAGTGACCGGTCGAAGGTGGATTTTATCCACGACGACTTTTTCTCCGAGGTTGGATAGCACCAAATCGATCTGTAAATTTCCAGATAATTTGGGGTTAGTTCTATATAATTGGGAATTTCTAATCATCGTTTTTTATTATGTATAAATTATGCTCCTATCCCTCTAACTATAAAAAATGGCCAGTCGAGTGGTCAAAACAGATGGTTATATAAATGGTGATATTGGCTAGTCGATTGGTCAAAATGGGGGGTTAGTTGGGAGGGGTTTTTGGGGGTCGAAATAGGCTGTTTTTGGTGGTCAAAATGGGGTCATTTTCAACACCCCGAGTTGAGCTGTTTTGAGGGCCAAAAATCGACCCCCAAGGTGGACTCCTAACAGCAGCCAAAAATCAGGCTTTTTTAGGGGTCATTTTGGGGGCTAAAAATAGGCTGTTTTTGAGCTCAAAAAGGCGGTGAAAATCAGCGCAAAAATTGGGGTCAAAATCGCGCAAAAATGCGCAAAATGGCCAAAACTGCGCGCAAACGCACTGGGGCTAACGGTTTGAGCGCGATTTTAGCAACTGAAATTTCCTTATAAGAAAAAAATATAGAAATTAAGGCGATTTTTGAGGGCAGAAAAGAGTCCAAAAATCGACCCTAAAAATGAACTCCAAAATCGACCCTAAAATTGAGCTCCAAAATGACCCTATTTTCCGACCCATCCAAACAGCGCGTAAACGCACTTTTTGGTCTTCAAGGTCAACATGCTCCAAACGCACTTTTTTGATGCTCAAAAATGAGGTGTTTTTGGGGAGTCAGATAAGGGGCTAAATCACGACCCAACCAGATGACCTTCATATTCGCGCCAGGACGCGCGATCTCCAAGCGACCTATACTAACCCATTAAAAAGATATTTGAAGCGCATATGGAGCGATTATGAGCCGTATACGAGGTGTTATGAGATTTATATATACTCCGGGGTCAGGGAAATGGTTGTTTTTTTGACCATATAAGTCCATTTTGGATAATTTCACCACCTTTTAGGCTTCTTATATAGGCATGAGTGGCCGTAGACATAGCCTATAAGCTTCATAATCGCGTCCTACTGCGATCAAATATGAAAATGGACCTTCTGTATAGGTGACCTGATTTGAGCGCGTCCTGGCGCGATTATGTGAGCCGGTCATTTTGGTCTCCATTGGTCTTCTCATCTTAATAAATTTTATGTATCACCTATCAATACATTTTATCTATCGACCAAGCGACCATTTTAGGATCACACCATCCCTCGATTTCGGAGCTCCAAAAAGCGCTTAATTTTCTATATATTTTTTCTTATAAGGCAAACACCGTTCAAAAAAATGGTCTCAAACCGTTAGCCCCAGTGCGTCTATGCGCTGTTTGGACTCAAAAAACGGTTTTAGTGCGTTTGTGTGCGGTCAAAAAACGCGATTTTTGAGATATTTTTGAGCCTCGGATTGATAACTTTTATTTATCACCTATTGATAGATTTTATGAATATCATTTTTGGGAGTGGAGCAGCTATCTGATATACCCCACAGGCATAGTTATGACCCACTAAAAACACTCCAAATCTCCTCCAAAATCCCCCAAAATACTAACTACCCATTTTAGCTACTCGACTAGCCATTATCGCTACTTATATAACTACTGATTTTGACTAGTCGAGTAGCCAATATCGAGGTTTATATAATACTCGCCATTTCGGTGCTATTCTTAAAATATATGGAGAAATACCCACGTGGAGAATACAATAACACCTAATAACCTCTGCTTCATTGAAAGGATACTTACTACCGGGGCTATTCAGCCTGGGGTAGTGGTCATTTCCGGCGTCGAGAGCCTCTATAGCTGGTCTATGGATGGGGTCTGTTGGACCGGTTGGGTCACCCTCAACGAATACAAGAGTTGGGTAAATTCCATAGAAGGGGACTACTTCCTCCGACTGAAATTCCGCGGGATCGTCACCGAAGTCCTGTATTGTGGCTTACCATATACCGACTATACCCTCTCCATAGCCCCGATGAATTTCACCGGAGACGTCTGCTCCAACCCCAACCTGTTCTCCCCGTACTCGAATATGGATTGTGCGGTGCTCCTTCAGCAGCAGCTTGCAGATCAGGTCGTGTGTATGTTTGGGATTCCCATCTACTATTTCCAAGTGGACCCCAATATAGAGTCCCTCGACTATACTTTCAAGGAGTACCACCTACATCAGGTCAAACAGGTGAAGGAGCTGAAGCTGATGTTGGAAGATGGCTCTCTCCCCTCCAGTAATCCCAAGCTGACTGATCTGGATTTTGATTGGGAACAGGACTGGTCGGTGGAGATATCCAAGACCCAGTTTGCCACGGCCTTCGGGGACACCACCGTTCCCAAGTACCAAGATTTTATCTACGTACCGATGATGAAAAGGATGTGGAAGGTCAACTCGGCCTACGACGAGAAATCTGGGGGGCTCATGTGGAGGGCCACGACGTGGAAACTGACCCTGGTGAAGTACACCGATAACAAGAGCGTGGATACGAAGAATTTCGACCACATCATCGACAACTTCATCGAACATAAGTACGAGGAGGAGATTGCTCCTCTGGAACAAAAAGAACAACTAAGGCAGTCGGCGTACGACCAGATCACCCAGACCCAGTACGTCGATTCCCTGTACAACATTTATAAAGAAGATCAATTGAGACACAGTTATACCCGAGACCTCGTCATTATCCAAGACAAGACCCTTTGTCATAGGCATAACGTGACGAGCCGTCATATGTACAAGTTTAAGGAGGGAGGTACGGTCAACTACCTCCGAAAGTATTGTGGAGACTCCGGATTTATTTCCTTTATTCTGGAGACCGGAGCGGAGAGTAAGGAGACTTCTCTCCTCCAAATAGGACCAATCAATTTTGAGTTGGCTGATAATTTTCTGTTCGGTGTGGAACACCTCTCCACCAACCTCCAACCGTTCTCTACCTATCTGGTTATATACCGATGGGATAAGAGTACCCATACCAAGGAATTAGGAGTGTACCGTCATCACCATCGTACCGATATGCCGGTATACCTCGTCAAACCGGAGAGCTATTTCTTCGATCTCGACCATCCGGTATATGAGAAAGTGGGCCATTATAACTCCGATTACGAAGTTTGCGACCCCCAACCCTGCTCCCTCCACGGATTCCCCTGTTTCCTCACCAACATCAAGTACTACAACAGGACCCTGCCTAAGGAAGAGGTCCTCCGAGAAGCGGTGAGGTACACCACGGATCACGAGGCCTGTGTCTTCAACGACCTGGCTCGACCCATTCATCTATCCACCCAATATGCAGTGAAGTAATGGCTTACAAGACCAATATATACAAGACCCCGTTGATTGACTCTACGGCCTCTATCACCCATCCCCTGAGACCTCAGATAGCAGATACGGAGACGATGGAGTCGATGAATACTTATAAGAACTTCGGGGTGTTCCCCACCAACCAAGGTACTATCCCGGTGTGGAAGAGGACCGGGGAAGGAGACGAGGCCAAACACGAAGACTTTACCGAAGAGGAATGGACGAGGGAGTCTATGGCTCCGTATCGAGCCGGTGCTCCGGGCGTCCGATCCCTCTTCAACAAGTCCGCTGCCCTCCTCATCGGTAATG